CAATTTCTCGAAATCGTTAGGAATTTCCATGATGTTTATTCTGCTGGCGGATCGATTATTGGCGGATCGATTATCACTACTGCCCCACCGCCAATCTCAACCCCGCCTTGCAATGATGAATCTTTGGGAGTGATGGCAATGTTGTATACTTGCTCTTGCATTTCTCCGTATCCGGTTGCCGGTGAAGCCGTGAATGTCATTTTCCTTTGGAAATCAGAAATTGAGAACTGCCCTCCCGTTAATCGATAAATCGGATCTCGGTATAGCAAACTAGAAAATTTCGGAGGAATAGGAATCTCGCCTGACCTGGTAACGCATACAATCCTGTAATTAGGCGCAAGGAATGTTGTTGTCTGATCCAATACCGTAATCGCAACCTGATTGTATGTCACAGTAATTGCCAAATCTGACGAAGCTCGACCGTATGCCGATACTGATATTTTCGAGAATCCGTTATTTAGGTCTGAAGATTGAGGAGATGGATAGATGTAAATTCCGTCTGATGCCGGAGATGCTATCCCTTTCAGCTCATCACCTACTACAAAGCCTGACGCGATTTCTTCACGCTGAGAAGTAGGGCATATGTATTCTTGCGTGACTTTAATTAATCCGCTTTCAAATCTGTCAACGGTTGACCCCCCGCTCTCCCACGGAGGTGATGATCGTGCGTATATTTTAGGAATCATGATTTTAGGATAAAGCGCGTTGTGGCAATTTTGGTTCGATGAGTTTCACGCAATCACGGATTATCTCGACGGCTTTTTTTACGTCTTCCAAGATTGTTGACCCTTTCGACGAACTTAGCGAAAGGTCTATTTCCTTTTCGAGTTCTGAACGGATTGATTTGACGGCATCCTTACCATCCATCGCCACCTTAACGGGATTGCTTTCGGTTTCATCTCCCATGTTTTTGATTTGCTTTAGAATCTCGTCAATGTCTTCTTTGGTTCTGTTTTTGTTAACGCCAATCTCTACTTTTTTGTTTTTGATGTTTTCGACAAACGCTTTGATTTCCTCGAACACCTCGCTAGATGTTTTGCGCGTGGTTTCTATGTTGAGCTTTTTGGCCATATCAAAGAGATTCATCTTTGATATATCGTCTCCAAGTATTACGCTTACGTCCTTTAGGTCTTTGCGGACCTCTTTTACCTGTTCGCTGAATTTCTTCATCGGCGGCACTTTGTCGCGTTCCTTCAGCAATTCCCCGATGGTCTTGATCTCGCGCATGTTGTCTCTTGCGGCTAGAGTCTCTCCCGCAAGAGGCTTCGCCGCACCAACCATGACAAAAGCAGCTTTGGATACCCATCCATTTAGATTTTCAGAAAATTTGTCAATGTCTTTAAAGTCGCTAACCAATTTGTCTGTATCTTTGCCGGATTCCTCAAACTGTTTTCTGAATTTCTTCCCGTCTTCCTCAAGTTTCGCTGTCCCTTCGCGTAGCTTATCAAGCTCAGGCTTGGCACCAAAGAAGTCCACCGTGCTCTTCTGCGCGTCTTCCATCGTTTTCGCAAGGTCGTCTTGGATAGCCCTGTTGACCCGCTCTGTTTCCTCTCTGTATGTCTTTGCGGATTCTTTGAATTCATCGCGGAGCTTCAATCCCAAATCCTTCGCGGCATTCGGAAAGGCATCCGGGAATATGTCAACAAGACGAGCAAATCCATCGGACAGGTCTGATAGTCCATCCATAAAACCAACTCGTATAGCATCAACCGCTTGCGTGAATACGGTCTTTAGACCAGCCCCTAGAATTGGGATCGTTGTATCTTTTATGTCGATCAGCCCGTTATACATCCAATTGCCGAATCCCTTTGCGGCAGCAATGAGCGCGGTTCCAATCAGATCGATTGACTCCATTGGATTTTTGAAAGCCCCGATTAGCACGTCCGCAACTTTCATGATTACATCCATCAGTTTTCCTCCCCATCCAGCGGCATCGACTCCTGACAATCTCTCAACAAAGCTCGTCAACGCCGGTAATGCCTTCTCAAGGAATCCAGCCGCGAACTCAAGAGTCTTTGATTTCATCGCCGCTAGGTTGTCGCCAAGGTTATCAAAGTCGCCGCTGCTTCGTCCCATGACATCTGCAAATCCACCCACCTGATCTTTTGCGGTTTTCAGCTCTCCGTCAAAATCCAATATAAGCGGGATCATGTCAGCAGTCTTGCCGCCGAAAACTTTCATCGATAGCGCGGCCCGCTCGCCAGGATCGATCACTTTTGAAATCGAATTTGCTAGAAGCTTCATTTGCTCAATCGGAGCCTTGCCCTGCAAATCTTCGTATTTGAGTCCAAGCCTATCCATTGTCGCGACCTGCTCTTTTCCTCCCATGCTGGCCTCATCAACGAATTTTTGCAGCTTTCCGATACGCGGTCCTAGCTTGTCAGCCCCGACGCCTGAATTTTCAAAAGCGCGTTCCAGCAATGTTAGTTCGCCTGCGGCGACTCCCGTGCTTTTGCTCATGTCCGTCATTTTGCCGCCGAAATCCAAAGCCTCCCCAAACTTGTCAACGACGGCCCGCGCACTATTCATGGCTAGATCCATCACCGCGCCCGCTGCTTTGACTGCTAATGCGCCAGCGGCGGCTCCTGCTGCGATGGTTTTAAATCCAACATCGAATCCTTTTGATACGCTTCCCGTAGCGACATCAACGTCCTTTAGGTTGTTTTTTACGCTCTGAAGCGTTGCGTTGAGGTTCTCGTCCTCCGCGCCAAATTTTATTTTTACGTCGCTCATTCTCCTTCGTTGGTTAGATTGATTTCCTGATCGATGTGGTCGGATATGTTGCCTGTCTTTTTGGCGGCGGCGGAAAATGACCGTTGCAGTGATTTGATAAACGCATGTTTCGCGAAGCTCATCGCCGCATCTTGCTCGCTTGCTTTGCAAATGCGGTCAGTCCATGGTATAGTGTTTGTCATCTCAACAAATCCGTGAGGCGTTGTTTTGGAGTTGTCATTTACTTGTCCCGCCGATCCATGGCTTGCGGATTTTGCCCATGCTGGAATACCGCGAGCGCCGTCGCCTTGCACAGCATTGATCTTGCGGGCACAGTCCGCCCATCCAGCCTTGCTCCGACCTACTCGCTTTGTTGCTTCTTTAACATATGCGTCCCATCGCAATTGATTGGCGACATACATTTTATCCGTCTTTCCTCGCGTGCGTCCTGATTGCGGGTTTCTGTGTTTGCGGTGTGCGCTTTTTATGTTGTCGGCATTGCGCAAAACCTCGACATCTCCACCGAATCCAATAGCTATTCTCGTCGCCTTTAGGATTTTGGCAACGGCTTCATAATCGCCTGCCGCTATCAACTCCCTCATCCGGGCTTGGATCTTTTCGTTTGAGATATGATCGGCAATTTCCAATAGCTTGCTATTTGTCCGAACTACTTTCCCTATGTCATATTTCACGCGATCTGATCCATATTCATACGCCTTCCCCTTGCCTTTCTGGCCGACGCTGAAAGGCTGCGTCCGTAGCGCTAACTGCACCGCGCATAGACGCGCGTGTGCTTTAATCAATCTCGCAGTTCCACCCTCATCCATCTGGTCAAACTTGGCCAGTATGGTTGATAGACCTTCGTAGGTGATTGATATTTTTCGACTCATGCGAATGCTTCTTCAATCTTTGCCAACACGTCAATTTTTGATCGTGAGCTATTGTTTTTCCATGGCATCACGCGGCCCTTGCTCGCACTGTCCGCGTGCAGAATCTGCAAACCTGCCGCGAACGGCAGAGAATACATGATCTCGTCATAGCCCCATCCGGTGACGCTTGCGATTTTCCAACAATACGCCGCTAGCCAGTTGGGGCTATCTAGTTTCCCGAGTCGTCGCCTTCACTTGCGCTGCTGGAATTATACCATGCAGCGTTCATCTTGAGGATGAATTGAGCCAGTTCCGTAAACTCATCGCGAGTCATATTGACGGACCTAACCCAGTCATCGACAATCCCTGAAAACTCTCGAACATCGAATAGCTCGCGACTGATCTTTCGTGGATCAGATGCCAAAATATAAGCAGCTGCATGAACCTTGTAATGATCGCCAAACGATACTTTTCGAGTGATCTCTCCATCCATGAATTCGATGTCTTTCGTGACGCCTGCGCGTTCAAAGAATGACATGTCTGATGCGGTGATTGATCGCAGGTCGAAACGTCCAACCTTTGCGCCTGTGGTAGTCATGGCTGCCTCGCGGATAGCCTCGGAATCTGTCATGATGTCGATGTTCATGTTTTTATTTATTGGGTATCATTTCTGCAAATTTTGCGCGGGTTTCCGCGCTTGCGTTTTCATTGATGGCGACGGTCTTGCCATTGATGGTCATTCGCTTGAATCGCGGCGTTAGGTGAAGCAGCTCTACGCATTTGTTGCGGCTTTCCAGCAGGTGCACGGAGAACTTAACCGGATCTTCCGGTGTGATTTGCGGAGGCGTTTCGTCGCCTTTGATGAATGCGTCAAAGACGGCGCCAGCGTGGAGTCCGTCTAGCTTGCGCTCTGACAAAAACCAGAACGTCACGGTTTCGCTTTTGTCTTCGCGGATGTATCGCGTAACTGGCGGGGAGTGCAAATCAAAACCAAGCGCATCGAGAGTGGCTGCCAACTTGATATTCGCGGTGTGGAATAATTCGATCATGTATTTTTATCCCCCTATTATCCACCGGGGGAATCGGCGTGTTTGGTTATGGTTAGGATACGAGGGAAAGCGTTTCTTCGTATTGAGTCGCGGAGATTGAAATCTGGGCAAATTCGCCCTTGGCTGCGGTTTCGCTCATCGAGTTGATAAGGACCGTTCCGCCGCTCAGCCCATACCGTCCTGTGTTGTTCGCTACGGATAGTATAGCGCCGACAAGTAATGCGATGTCGCTCTTGACGTAGCCGGAAATTGAGATTTCAGCGCGTGGGCCGGAATGCGCCACCGCCTGCACGGTGTTGTAGCGGTCCGCAGCTTCCGCAACGGTGGTGGTGACGTTCCGAGAGTAAGAGTTGATGATAACTCCAGCCTCGTCTTCCATTGCGAAAACGAGATTCGTGCCGGTGGCGCTTTTGTAAATTTTAGGGGCAGACATAATGGATTAGTGGTGGATTCCTAAATTGCGTCAGATGTCAAAAAACGGGTTGCGATAACTCCTATTGAAAACTCGGTGTCGTGGACTTCCCCATCCCATACCTCGACAGCGCCGGAATAAACCGAGTCAAAAATGCGTATTCCGTTGGTAGCTAGTTCCTGCATGTCTTTGCCGTTCGCTAGCAGGTCTTCTAGCTTGTCGATCCATGACTGGATTATTCCCGGCTCGTCATCGCCGTAATGCACTCCTAGAGTGACCGCTACTTTGATTCGCTGGACGGTGCGGAGTGACGCGCTGTATGCTTCCGCACTAGTAACCTGTACGGCTATCATCGGCATCGGCACGTCGTCGCGCTGGGCGCCGTCAACGACGGTGATTTCCTCATCTGCAAATGCGACGGTGAGCGCATCGACGATTCCCGACTTGAGTCTGTTTGTTATTGTACCGACTGGTGACATATTAAGATTTCGATGCGGGATCGATCAGTGTGAGGGTTATGGCGACGGCTCCGATCTCGACTTCTTGGATTCTGTAATTTCGTCCTTCGACGGTGGCGCGTTTGCCTAGTAGCAACGCCGGATCGCCATTTACGTTTTTCGGCTGAGCGACGGCGCTAGCCATGGTGTTGTTGTCGAGCCCGCCTAGAACTCCGCTTTTCGAGCGCGTGACAGCATCCCAGACGACCGGGATGGATTGGCCAGATACATTTAACGTAACCGTCCCAAGTAGCCGCTCCTGCGCGTCCTGGTGAGTCGAGAAGAATTCATCCAGTATTCCCATGACCTTGCCGATAGGTCAAAAAAAGACCGCCCATCGATTACTCGACAGGCGGCCCCCACAATAACAGCGCTACACAGAGAGATTAATAAGCGATGCCCATTTCGTCGAGTTTCTCGCGGGCTTCTTTCACGTCGGCCCGTCGTCCATCGCCTTGCGCGAGGGTGATCAGGGTTTCAGTTTCGTTAGCGGCGACCGGCTCGGCAGGTGGTTCATCTTCGACGTGGGGTTTCAGCGGTGGCAGGATAGTAGCAACGGGCACGGGCGAGTCCTTGACGAAAACACGACGACGTGAGCGGCCAACGGTGGATTCAAAAACTTCCAATGCTTCAAATCCTTCCCCATCGGAATGTTTGAATTTGTGGCGGATATCGCGTGGATCACCTTCCTCGATGAGTTGGCGGATTCCGTTTTTGATTCCGATATAAAGTGCGACTTGTGACATGATTTTGATGATTGAAATTTAAGAGAAAAAGCGCGGACAAGTTTAATCTCATCCGCGCTTGTTAGTTGTTATCAGGCGGAAGTGAGACGCTTCAGGCCAGCATCGATGCCAACCGCTTTGCCATAGACTGCTTCCATTACGATCTTGCGAACACCGCTGTTTTCATCATACCAGTCACGCAGTCCGAGTGTCATACCACCTTCGCCGATGATCGCTTCTGCGCGGTTGTATTTGTGCCCCTCTTGCGGTGCGTTATAGCGGAACGCGGAAACGATGGCTGAAGGATCGCAAGCGAATCCAACAAGGTTCTCGCTGTTTGCGGGAATGATGTTAGACTTGACGATCCGCAGGCCGTGAAGGACTGGGATATTGCCGGACTGGATGGCGGCGAAGCCATAACCGGAAGCGTCCTTGATGGCTCCTGACTTGCGCAGAGCTGCGATGTAAGCGGTTGATAGCACCATCGTGCGGTTTTCTTCTGGCACGTTGGCATCGTCGAGCGCCTTGGCGATGTCGGCGACGTCATCCTCATCGAAGGTGGACGCCGCTCCAACAAATGCAGCGGTCGAGTAGTTCGCGCTAGTAACGAGTCCGAGGATGTCAACCAGAACGGATTGCGCGAGAGCGTTTCCTTTGCGGAATCCGAATAGATCAATACTGATGCCGGATGCCTTGGCGACTTCGGAATCCTCTAGACTCCAAGAGACATATTTCGGCATGCCGAGGGTGATATCAACCTTGTCGGCATCACAATCTTGGATGGTGTAAGCGGCTCCAAGCGTTTTCGTTTGCACCGCGTCAATGGCGGTAGCGTCACGAACGATCTTAATCTTTTCGCCCGGTTTGCCGGCATCACTCGAAAACGAGGTTGCGAGCGCAGCGAGGGGCGCGATGGTGGCGGTGAAACCGCGAAGGACGTTGCGAGCAATGATCTCATCATTGACTCCGTTGCTGGAAAAATCGGCGTTGGCCATGGTATTAGTTAGTTAGGGATTGGGTTAGGTGAGGGATTACAGACCGATTGCAATGGCCGATTCGTTCTCGTCCCAGAACTTGCTGGCGGATGAAGGGTCGGTTTTTTGTAATTCGCGGTATTTCTGGAAAAGTGTTTTGGTGGATGCTTGCTCTCCTTCGGCACTTGCTGGAACCGGTGCGGGATGGCCAGTAGCGGCTAGCAGTTCGGCTGCCTGGATAGCGACGGCTGATTTAGTGACCTCGACAGCAGCGCGGAGTGCGATGATTTCAGCTTGCGCGGTTTCATGCGCGGCGGTGATCTCGGTTAGCTCTGCCAATCGGGATTCATTGGATGCGCGAAGCGTGACGATCTCAGAAGCGACGGCTTCCAGCGACTCGGTAGCGGTGGTTAGCTGTCCTTGCGTTTCCGCGAGTTCGGCTTGCGCACTGGCTAGATCGCTTTGCAGAGATTCGATATGAGCCAGTGATTCCGGCGCGGATGGGCTTGTGAGTCGGTCTAAGATGTTCATTGCGTTTTTGGTTTTCGCCTTCTCCTTTTCATCGATGTCAAAAGAATCTGCGAACTTGAGCGCGACGGCTTGTTTGCCATCCATCCAAGTTTCCTTTTTCATCGATTCGCGGATCTCGTCAGCAGGAATGCCGGTGCGAGTGGCGTAGATCCCGGCGATCTCGTCAGAGATGGATTCAAGCAGGTCGGCGGTTCTTTGGTGTTCCGACGCGTTACCGTGCGTTCCGGCAGATGCTTCGTGGATCATCATACGTGCGCCTTTGCGCATGTGGATGGCATCGGCGGCCATGGCGATCACGCTGGCCATCGAAGCAGCAAGAGTTATGTTCGCGGTTACATGGACGCCACGGTCCTTAAGTTCGTTGATCGCGTTAAAAAGCCGGTATCCATCAAGCACGCTTCCGCCTGGCGAATGGATTTCAATCTCAAGCGTATCAGCGGCGGATTCGATGCGGTTGGTTATATCGCCGAAATTCGCGCCTTCCGCGTGAGCTTTCGCGCCGTAGGTTTTTTCGATCTCTTGGATCAGATCATCCATCGACCATTTGTCTACTTGCTCGGTGAGCTTCAGCTTCGCGGCTTTGTTTTCAATCGTTAGAATTTTCATCGGTTTTGATGGGTTGTGCGGTTGATTCGGCGGGTTTCCCCATTTGTTCCGCGCTCATATCGTTTGGAGTGAGCATCGCCATTTCGCGTTCTTCGACTTCCACGCCGTATTTCTCGGACGCTGCACGGGCTGCGAGTTTGCGCAACGCCACTTCTTCGGCGCGTTCCATGTAGTGATCTTCGAGGTTCTTTCCGAACATGCCGACAATCTCGCGGTGGTTACGCGTTCCCATGTGCCAGCCGGTTTCGAGTTCTTTCATCACACGTCCGTCGTCGATGGTGAGCTTCGGGGGCAGAGAGAATGACCATTTATACCAGTCGGCAGATGTGGGCAGATCGCCGCGTTTGATGGCCTTGGAAATGGCATAGCCGATGACGCGGTTGACGGCGTAGCGCAGCAGTTCTTGACGATCCTCGACAGATCGTTGAGCCATGGCAATTTCAGTTCTCTGAGCGGTTCCTCCTCCGACTTTCGCGCCTTCGTAAAACGCGAATGGCCATGATAGGCCAGCATAGGCAGCCTTCATGAGTCGATCATGGTAATCAAGAATCGCGGTGCCAGGGCGGGTGTTTTGAAGCACTTCGATCTTTCCGCCTGAATTGCTTTTGAAATAGCGAACGGTTCCGCCGTCGAGAGATTGCACGGTCATTCCTCGGTCTTGATCGTCTTTCGTCAGATAGGAATTTGGATCATCAGGATCAGGTCCACCGTGTTCGTTGTATTCGACCATCGAAATCGAACTCATTTGCATCATGGCTAGACGTTCCCATTCGTTAGACTGGATAACGTCCCTCATGTCATTGATACAATGCGCTAGGCCAGAAATCCCGCGCCCTTGCATCTGCCACTCCGGTTCAAAGAGCGGGAAACAAACGGAAGACGATAACCATTCGATGAGATTGCCGGATGTGTCGCAATATGCGTATTCTTTCGGCGCTCCTGATGCCCAATATATAACTCCGTCTTGCAGCATTCCCCCGCGTAGTGGCTGGCCGTCTTTGGCTCCATGAGGTGTGCGGATTCGGTGTGACGCTATGGATTGATATTGCGGAAATCCAGTAGGCGTTTCCGTTAGCAAGACAAATGACTCGCCGTCAACATCGATGGTCTTAGACCATAGAAAAATATTGCTCTGGAAATCGTGCATTCCTCCGCGCACGTCGCCGATTTTGTAGAAAATATCGGTCAACCATTGCTTTGCCAGCGCGCCGAATGCGGAATCCGTGCCTTTGAATTCCGGGAGCCATGCGCGGCCAACCGCATACATTGCCCGCTGAGCAACTGCGTTTTTGATCGGTCCGAGATTGATGTATATCCGTCGGGCATGGCTCGCTAGAGTTTGGCGATCCATCGACGGAATTAGCTCATGGATATCTTTGCGCTCAATCGGTTCGTAAGGCCGATGACCGTCATTCTGAGCGCCACGCGCGGCTTTCCACGCGATTTTTCTGCCGAATTCGTCAAGGATAGCCATCGTTCAAGACGCGGCGTCAAAATCTGGCGATTGCCCGACCCGATACCGGCATGCCGCCTTGATCGACCCATGCCAGCGCGTAACGCATGGCGCGGATGCGGTCGCCTTCCTTGATGCCCTGCATCATGGTCATCGAGCTTCCGTTTTTCGAGGCGTTAACGATTGAGTCTATTCCGCCTTTTGACAGGTAGCCGGAAGCGACCGCAGCACGATAGGAGGTTCGGATTTGGCTGCAAAATCTCGCGTCGTCCTTGGCGATGTAATACAATTCACGGGCGGCTTCTAGGGCGGTGTCCACGCCATGGCCGCTATGTCAAAGCTGGCGACGTTTGCGCTTTCTGGCATCTTGCAATGCCGCCTGT